CAACGGTGTGCTCTGTCCTTTATGCTTGTGGTCCGTGTGGATTACAGGCGAAAGGATTCCTGGTCACATGGCCGTTAGACATCGTGTGCACGAGTTCACTGGCCCCGGAACAAGTTTTCTGATTTACGTCTACCGTCCTGACGGTAGTCTTAGTCAGATTATACCTGCTTCCGCGGCTGGTGCTCTCCAGAACAGTTCGGATATTACCGATACTGTTCACCTGCGCCGGTATGTTAAACCGGTAGGTCACACGAAGAGGTCAATTCGGTGGGAACCGAATCCCTCGCGGATGACGTTTGGTAATGGCTGGTCGCAGGTTTATCAACCTGCTCCCGAGTTCATTACCAACGCAGCCATTCGTATCTTTACGGCGAGTCATGTGCCGCTTGGTCCCTCAGGGGCAGCTGTAGCCAGCTTGACCGATGCCGCTCTACGAGCGTTATCGGATCAAGTCCCTCAAGAAGTTGACCTCGTCAACTTCGTGTTGGATCTGGGAGAGATGGGGTCTCTTATCCCTTCTCTCGCAGAAAACATGGCTAAAACTGTTTCAGGAGGCTATCTCTCATACGCCTTTGGATGGAAACCATTCATCGGCGATTTGAGAAAGCTTGGACATCTCAATCAGATTGTCGCTGACCGCTTAAAGTGGTTACGCGACTCTCGTGGTCGAGAAGTCCGCCTCGGTTTTTCGTCGGACTGGCCCTATGAGGGTCCAGAAACGGCGACTATCGAGGATTCCTCCCTTACTCTCATTTCTTCCAAACGGCAGTTTGTAGCAGGTGCTTACCTGTTCCATCTGCTCGAGCGCTTGGAAGGAATGGAAGGAAATCTGAGGGCGTTCTCCTCTGCTCTCGGTCTTCTCAATCCGTCCGCAGTTGTATGGGAAAGAATCCCATTCTCCTTCGTGGCGGATTGGTTCGTGAGGACCGATGGCATAGTGAATTCCTTACAACTACAGCCTTTTTCTGGGCTGTGGAACCTAAGGAATATCTCACACTCTTTCTATTACAAGGAAGAGTGGGAGATCAAGAGTACTCGGTCTGATGTTGCCGAATTCCTCGGTCAACTTCAGGCCACTCTTGTCGTGGAGACGTACACGCGGGGTCCAGGTCTTCCTGTGTCGTCTTCTGTTCTCACAGAGACGTCACTAACACCGCAGCAGCTGGTGCTTGCAGCTGCACTTTTGGGTGCAGCAACAAAGTAGTTGCTGGATGTCTGTGCGTGCAGTGTGTCCAACGTTGTACATACTGTGCGTACATACTACGGAGGATTCCATGGCTTTCTCTGCTGACATCGTTCTCGATGATGCATCGGGCGACGATATCACCTATCGTCTCACTAGCACTGATGCTAGTGGTTCGAAAAGGATCGATATCGCCACTACCCTATCGGCTCCCGCCTTTTTGGCTGTTCGACACAGTCAGGCAGGAAAGGGTTCCGATACCATTGACCGTCACTTGGTACAGTTTACCCGTACCCTTGCTGACGCCAATGGGGTGCCGCGGACGCTTACGGTCAATCTGACCCTGGCTGTTCCGCGAAGTGCGGTAATCACCACTCAGGTTGTCATAGATCAGGTCGCAAACCTGCTTGACTTCCTCATGAGTGGTGGTTTCACCACGCTGGCTAGCACAGCGAACATCGACTCCCTGCTTCGCAATGAGGCTTAGCCTCATTCACGGCGGAGGGTATCCTGCACACATTGCTGTGTGTTAAGGATTAACGAGCTCTGCTCCAGATGTCACAGAGTAAGCCGGTGGAAGCTTGGAAGGGCTCCGTTATGGACCCCTCGAAAAGCCAGGCCGAGTTTTATCTCGACCTCTGCGTGCAACAGATCGCTTGCGATCCGCTCGGTACCACTTCGCACAAAGCCTTGAAGAAGGACCTCGAAACTCTCGTCTCGAGGTTCTCCTCCGAAGGGCTCTCGTTCCTGACCAAGACCTTACCTAAGTTAGGAAAGGCGCTTGATCTTGGACTTGCGAACCTCAGGTTCCAATTACCTCGTGAGTTTAAACACTCACATGGTAATCGAAGTATACCTGCATTCCTGCAGGCTTACTTCAACCTGATCTTCGGCGAAGATGGTTCGCTCCTGGACACAGCGCCTGCCGAAGCTGTTAAACACCTCCGGCAGGTACTCTTTTTCGCGTACAAGCTCGAGTTGCCATATCAGCCTTCGGTTGAGCGCTCAGTAATTGAGCGATTCAAGGAGACTGACGATGGACTCGGTTCTGTTGTATACGACGATGCTACCGAGAGTTTACTCTCGTTGGCCTCGCGTATTACACAGAGTGTCTTTGCGGATTTTGATCCCAAAGACATTCTGCCGCGACATGGTCCAGGTGCTGTGGCTACTGGTGAGAAGCTGGAGGATAAGTGGGAGTTTTCCCGCCTATACAACCAGATTCACCAGTATTACCCCTATTACACATATTTTATGTGTGGAAAGGGGTCAGAAGCTGCTGACCGTCGAGACTGGTACTTCTCTATGTCGCGCCTCGAAAGCGGCACGGCGAAAGTCGTACTCGTCCCGAAGGACTCACGTGGTCCGCGCCTCATCTCCGCTGAACCACTGGAATACCAGTGGATTCAGCAGGGCCTTGGGCGAAAGATGGCGGAGCACCTCGAAAACGTTTCGACGTTTACGAAGGGCTTCGTCAACTTTACAGATCAAGAGGTCAATCGTAACATTGCTCTCGGTAGCTCAGCTACTCTTGAGTTTGCTACGCTTGATCTCAAAGATGCGTCGGACAGGGTCTCTCTCCGATTGGTTCAGCGAGTTTTTGAACGTACTCCTGAACTTCTTCGGGCGTTAGAGGCTACGCGATCTGAGGCTACTCTTCTCCCTTCTGGAGAAGTTGTCAGACTTCAGAAGTTTGCTCCTATGGGAAGCAGTCTCTGCTTCCCTGTAGAGGCATTTTGCTTCTGGGTTCTGCTCGTAGCATCAGCCGTTTCTGAGGCAAGACTGCCATTGAAACGAGCGGCTAGCTCAGTCTATGTTTATGGGGACGACATAGTCGTTCCAACACATTGGGCTGAGCGAAGCATGCGTGTCTTGGAATCTGTTGGCCTTGTTGTCAACAGAGACAAGTCATGCATTACTGGTCCTTTTCGCGAAAGTTGTGGAATGGATGCCTTTAAGGGCGTCCAAGTCACTCCTATTCGCTTAAAGAAGCAGTACAGCGATCGCCCCTCGGACGGGACGGTGCTCTCTTCCTACTCTTCCATAGCTAATCACTTGGAGGAGCGAGGTTATGAAGAGGCTGCGAACCTTATTTGGAATCGACTTCAGTCAACCTATGGGGTTATCCCCTATGGGTCGGCTGTTTCGTCTTTTCCGTGTAAAGTTCTCCGCGACCCTAGACAGGCTGAGGTTAGAAACCTCAAACTGTTTAGATCTCGCTGGAACCGTCGTTACCAGCGCATCGAGTTTTCTCTTCTTACGGTCCTCCCGGGTCGTAAGAAGTCTAAGCTTGATGGTTGGACTCGCCTGCTACGAGACTTTGTTCTCCCTGTAGGCGATGATCCGTCCACCGTTGTTGTTCCACGCTCAACGCAAATAAAGCGTGGTTGGAGGGCTGTCTACTAATGTAGACCAGCTTATGGGGGATTGTAAGTGAGTTAACCACACTCACTTACTGGTGATAGCAGGGGCTTCAC